CCTCCGCCGAAAGGCTCTTGCGGGCCTCTGTCGCTTCCTGCTGCGCCTTGTTGACCGCAGCGACCCGGCCTTGCTCCTGTTCAGCCACCAGGGCCTGAAGGTCAGCCGGCAGGCGTGCAAATTCCGCCTTTTTGTCCGCAGGCCAATAGGTTGGCGCGTTGACCTCTGAAACCGGTTCCGGTTCTGCCTCAACCTCGACAGCCTCAACCGCTTCCGGTTCGGCCTCTATCGGCTCTGGCGTGTCCAGGCCTTCCAATTCGGTTTCGGTTTCGACAGGCTCCGGCTCGCGGTTCCTGCGTTCCTCTAGAATCGTTTCAAGCGATCCGGTCGTGTCAGTCATGGGGTTCCCTGTAGCTAAGCCCTTGGGGGTTATAGAGCGCGGTTTTCCGCCTCATTCTCCAACCATGCAGAGGTCAGGGCCTGCTGTAGGGCCTGCCTCACATAGTCGATTGCCTTGATGCGCCGATAGGCTTCCTCGCGGATGTCGGCATCGCCAGGAGCCGAGTTGAGCAGATTGTTCAGGGCCTCTAGCCGCATGGCATCAAATGCCCGTTCGGTCAGATCCAGTTCGACCTTGGCTTGACCGGCAATCTGCCTCACATGATCAGGCGTCATCCGGGTTCACCACCAAATTGCACCGATCCGCCAGTTTCGACCTTTAGCCGGGCCTCGACTTCGATCTGGTATTTCTTGAGTTCAAATTCCGCGCTGATCTGTTCGCGACGCAGGGCCGCTTCCTGTTCCATTTTGGCGCGCTCTATCTCGCCCTGCTGCTGCATCTTGGCCATTTCGATCTGACCCTGCTGCTGCATCTTGGCCTGTTCCGCCTGCATTTGCGCCTGCATCTTTGCCATTTCAGGATCAGGCGGTGGCGGGCTTTCAGGCTGTTGCGCCCTCGCCGGGTCAGTCAAGAACAGGTCAACCGTCTTGAGCCCCAGCTTCTCAAGGAATTTCTTGATGAACGCGTAGCTGTTTTCCAGCGTGACAATCGGCCCTTGAGCGCCGCCCTGCATCTGCACAACCGACTGCATCAGCATCATGGCCTGTTGCATGGTGGCTTGTTCTTGCACCTTGCCGCCCGAGCCAACGCCGATCTCGATCGTCATATCCTCGCGGTTGCCCCACATGGACGGATTAACCGGAACCCACTCGCCGCGCATCTTGGCGGTCTTTTCCTTGGTAGCGTGCGCCCTAAGGGTAGCGTGAACGCCCAAGAACAGGTCCTTGACGCCCGTCTCTGCAAAGATGCGCGCAATCATCCGTGTGCGCTTTTGAGCCGCCCCCATGAGCGCCGCAGCGCCCGCAGCGGTATCGTGTAGCGTGTCAGGCTTCAGCCCTTGGGCGTTGCGAACAATGCCGGTCCTGGCCTCCGAAACGGTCGACATATATTCCAGCGCGTCCAGAGCCGGAAACTGAAAGCCGCCCGCCGAGATAGGCCTAACCGTTTGCCCTGAATTGGAACGCACCGGCATCCCAGGCTCATTGCGCATCAGGTCAGGGATAGTCCATTCGTTAGCCCCGGATGTGGCGACCTCGTATCGCTGGTTCATGGCGAAGTAGCCGGAATCCAAGAACATCCGCATAACCGCCGTCTTGATCCGCTGCACTTCCATCACGAGGTCCGCAACGGATCGACCGTAGAACCTATGGGCCGTGGGATAGGGCGTAATCGCTGAAAACGGGATCATATCGACCTCGCCGCTTTCCAGCAGCGTGTCTTCGTTGTTGCCGGTCACAACGCGCTGGATGGTCTTTTTGCCGCCCTCATAGATGCAGAGGTAATGAACGACAATTTCGACCATGCGCAGGTCGTCTTCCTGATTGGTCCCCTCCGTCCCCTCCTCTGCGTTATCTCGCGAGGTCTGGACGCTGTTGTCATTGTTGGCGCCATATGTGGTCAGCGCGCGCACCTTGTCTGCGTCGTATCCGTCCGCGATCAGGTCTTGAGCCCTAAGCCGGCTGCGCATTGCGCAATAGGTGGCGTCCTTGAGGTTGATGGTATCGCGCGCGACCGTGAAGTCCTCAGGAGGAACGGCGCACACCTCGAGGCACCCGTCTTTGTCCGACTTGCGCCCAGAGGCCTTGAAGGAACCATCCTCCGCCTGTTCGACATTGGTTAGTTCCCACCCGTCTTCAATGAGAGCCTGGAGCGTCGCCGCGTCTTGGCCCTCCCACGTCTCGTCCTTGGTTTCTTCGTAATCTTCCCAATACCAGTGGAAAACGCCGGTATCGACCGTCAGCGCGTCCTTGAACGCTGCATACAGGATGTTGAACCCGTCGTTTTCCTGCATGATGACGTGGTTGACGTAGTCGGTCTCTTGCTCTGCGAGCTTCTCGTCTTCCGGGCCAATGGGCCGGAATGACGCGATGTCCTCGCCGCCAATGAATATCTCCATCAGGTCAGGCAGCAGGGTCTCGACCGCATCAGACACGTCCGACGACACCGCCTTGGAGCGGTTAGGCAGCGTCACAAGGTCAGGCATCTCGCCCTTGATGTAGTCAAGCGCCCTGGACCGCTTGGAATCCAGTTCCTCGTCATGGTTGAACCCGACGCTAGCGCGCCGCTCCGCCCCGATTTTATTCAGGAGTTCGCGCTCTTCCATCAGACTGCACCAAATTCAGGAACGATTAGCTTGCTCATGGACTTTCTAGGTTCCTCATAGGCCACGCACATCAGGCCGAAAGCGTCCGCGCCGTGTGATGACCAGTCATGGTTTGGCCCAAGGCCAATGTTTCGATGCTCGTCCATTCGCTCGTGATACCAGCCCAGCGCATCGCGCCCGGCTTCAGTCGTGGTTTCGTGGAACCAGATGCGGTTAAACAGCCGACGCCCGCACTCAATCCGCATCTTGGCCGCGCCGGTCCCCTGGTTGGGAATAACCCGCACGTTAAAGCCTGCGTCTCTCAGGGCGCTTTCGTAGCTAACCGAATAAACCTTGTCGGACTGGGCGCCGTCGTGAGGCAGGAACTGTTCGGCCTTTTCGTAACCATTCTCACGCAGCCAAGCGACGTGAACGGCGAGGGGCTGGCCTTGCGCCTCGTAATAGTTCAACACGCGAATTTCACGCCCGACAAATTGGGCAACCCAGATCGCGCAGGCGTCCGACTTGGCCCCGGTCCCACCAATGTCCCAGAAGCACCGAACGCTCATCAGCGGATCAGCAGGAACTCGCCCGATCCTGTCATCTCGCCGCGCTTCCTTGAGAAACTTGGCGTAGTAGGCCCCGTCCGTCACCTGGACGTACTCGCCTTCCCAGATATGGTCGTAGCTGTCTGGCCGGTCCCGTTGATCGTCTAGCCGCTCTTGCTCAAGCTCTGCCGGAAACCACGGATTATCGGACCAATTCGCCTTGGCAATCGTCAGGCCGGTTGGCGGAGCGTCACCCCGTAAAAACCGATCAACCGCGTCGCTCTTGCGGGTCGGGTTCCAGCTAAACCACAATTCAGAACCCGGCGCCCGGATCGTCGGTCGCAGCAGCGTCAGGCTACGCGTTGACAGCGATTGCGCCTCTTCCGCCCATGAACGCTTGAACCCTTCAAGCGACTTGATGCTTTCCGCCGTGTGGTCTTGCATCCCCTGGAAGGTGATGACGCCATCGCCGGGCGTTTGGATGTTCTCGCGAAAGACCTTGAACCCATCCGCCGGGCCTAGCCCATATTCCGCAATCTTGCCTTCAATCAGCCGCTTCGCAGACTGGGCCAATGACTTCTGGACCTCACGGATGCAGACCGACAATAGGCCTCGCTCCCGCAGATGGTCCTCAACTAGCAGCCCGGCAAAGAAGTGGCTCTTGCCCGAGCCTCGCCCACCGTGCGCCGCTTTGTAACGGCTTGGATGTAGCAGCCGCTCATAGACCGCCGCTGTCTCAATTCTGAGCGTTGACAATCGCGCGCTCAATTTTGGTCAGGTTGACGTTAGCCTCGATAGCCGCCTTGTCCGTCACCAGACCGTTGAGCTTGGCCGCATCCATCAATGAGGCCCTGGCAACGGCTAGCATGGCGGGGTTTTCCGCTTTGGCCTCGCCGTGCATGGCAATCGCCAGCAGCCTTTCGGTTATGCTGGCGACGCTCACTTCCGTCCGATTAGCCGCGCGCTGTAGCATTTCAGCGACCCGGCCTTGCACTTTGCTGTTCTTTGCCAGTTTGCAGGCCGCTGCGGCGTTTTTGGCATAGCCCGCAGTCACATACGCCTCTAGCTGTTCCTGACCCCTTGCAAGGGCCTGGGCGAACGCCTCGTGCTTGGTGTTTTTCAACACCGCCATTTGGTAACCCCTCGCCCCCTGTAGCTTTCGCCCTTGGGGGGTCACTGGTTAATGTTGTTAGACGTAGGCGTAGGCGATCGGGCCTTTGTCAGCCGTGATGGTCGTCGGGACCGTCAGGGCGGTGAGGGTTCCGAAGGTGCCGGTCGCGCTGGCGGTCAGGCTGTCAATGAAGGTGGAGACAGCGATGGTCCGCAGGGTGGCCGTGGTGCCGTTCGACTGATAGGCCACGAAATAGCGACCCGGCTGCACCGCAACAGGAGCAGTGAAGTCCCGAGCCTGGAAGGCGTTAGCACCAGCAGCAACAGCGCCGGCAAGGGCCGAGTTGGCCACGACCGCGCCGTTGGTGTCATAGAGCGCCACCAGTCCGTTGTCGGTTCCGACCGTCGCGCCGTTGAGAACCGCAATGCCGGTCAGGGTCACAGGGCGGTCAATTTCAATTTCCGCCCAATAGATGGTCCCAGCCACCAGGGTGGTGTTGGTCCCGGCGGAACCATAGGCGACCGATCCAATCGGGACGGTAGTGAAGCGCGAGCGGCCCGACTTCATTGCGGTTTTCTGGGCAACGGTAGCCATTGGGTTTAGTCCTTTCCGACTAGTTGTCGTATCCAGCCCGGAAAAAACCGGATGATACGTCGTTTTCCTATTTACAAACCGACGCAGCGGCGTATTGTCTCCTCATCGGGCCAGCGGGTCCGGCCTAACGGGAGATAGACAGATGACCAACATTGCAGCCATTACCCGCCTTAATCTGGCTGACGTTCTTGCGGCGTGTGACGATGACGCGCTGCTTTCGCTGGCCTATGGCCAGTTCGCCCCGACGCCGCTTCTGGCCGATGTGCCAGCATGGTTGGCGGATGCGGCCTACACAGAACA